AAGAAAGAGGATGCACATACTTGGGATAATGTAGTAATAGCTTGTTCTAAATGTAACACTAAAAAGGGCAGCAAGACACTTGAGCAAGCTGGCATGAGACTTTTAAAAAAACCAATAGAACCAAACCCAAACAATTTTATTTCCTTTATGTCATTAGATATCCCCGAGGAGTGGAGGACTTATGTACGAAGTTAGGCACTGTGACAATTGCAATAGAATGTTGAAACATGGTCAGAAAGTCACCGTGATTATACCAGAAGTAGAAATAGAGGGGAGATACAGAAAAAATGCAGAAGGTTTTAGGCTAAAACTTTCAGAAGATGGAGTCGAAATCAGGACATCTAAGGTATACTGTAAGAAATGCCTAGATATTAAAAAACACTTTATAGAAGATGAGGACTAAGATGCCAGAGTACAGCTTTAGTTGTGAAAAATGTGACCATAATTTTAGTGAAATTTGGTCAATGCAGGAGTATGATTGTAAGGTGAAAAAAGTCAAGTGTCCTTCTTGTAAATCAAAGAGGGTATACAGAGACTTTGCGACCGACAATTTTGTTCCTAACTATGTAAAAGGTTTGCACGAAGCTGCTACACTTGGTGAGTATGCGGATAAGCAAGTCAAGAAGCTAGGAAAAGCTAAGGTAGAGCAAATGCGTCGGGATCAGAAAACTAAAAAGCGAAATGATCTTGAAGGCAAACTTCCTGAAGGTATGAGTATGGGGGCATACGAGGATAGTGCAAGAATTTCAAAGTCAGAAGCCCTTAAAAAAAGGAATGGTAAATGACAACTTTTAAAATTAATCAGGAAAAAGAAGATGATGCAGCACCAAGCGTTGCTGTATACACTTTCATTGGAGAGCAAGATCGTCTAGATCAGCAAGGCTTTCCTGTTCTTGATTTGGAGTACGAAGATGATGTCTTTGAAGAGCCAGATGCTTATGCAATCAAGCTAGTAAAAGGCAGAAAAACAAACTATTATGTTAAACGTGGAAAGTATGGTAAACTTTTTAATCCTATTGGTATGTATTCCGAAGGAAGAAAGAACCAGCAAATGCGTCACGCTGGAAGACCTGAGTGGAGATTTGAACCAACAAGTGAAAAGATCTTTACCTACTATATCAATTTTCTTAAATCTAAAAATGCGGCTTGGTTGAATAACGCAGAAAGGGAGATATAATGGCTAAAGGCAAGGTAACAGAACAAGAAATCTACATCATGAAAGGTATGTATAGCGATGGCATGTCTGTTGAAGATATTTCAAAAGAAATGTCAAGATCAGAAGCTACAATCGAAAAGTACCTAGATGTAAAAGAAGAGGTCGTTGAAGCTGCAACTGACCCAGAACCAAAAGATAACTATACAAACAGAAATAACACTACAATGTTCATTCGCAACTCTGCTGCAAAGAATAACAATGGTGTTACAATTATGACAGATGGCGAATCGTCAAGATCGGATATGACTAGAGGTAAAAGAACAGGTAAAGTTGTTAATAAACTTCGTAACAATATCCATACGATCTCGGACGACAATGGCTAAAAAAAGAACAGAAAAAAGCAAGTACCCTTCTCGTTACTCTCCTAATGGTTGGGTACATTCCGCTCAATATATCACAGAGCTTATCTGTGAAAAGAAAGCTAAAACAGAAGGTAAGGAATTGCCTCTAAAGTTTTGGGAACTTAAAGAGTGGCTAAAATTCTATAGATATCAGATTACTCTTGCAAATAAACTGATAAAACAATATGGCGAACATGTTGTTATCTCTGCACTAAACGACAAGAGAATGTGGAAATGCTACTCTTTGAGAAGCCCATTCTTGAAGAATGTAATGGAAGAGTACAAGGAAAAGCAGGAAATTGCTAAGAAGATAGCAAAGTCAGTAGAATATGATTTTTCTAAAAAAGAAAAGTTTGAATCGAGCAATAAGAAAAAATCAATCATATCAAAATTAAAGGATCTAGAATGAGTGAAAAAGATATATTGAAGGAATTTGGTGACGTTCTTTTGGAAGCGTCATACATCGTTGACAACCCTCCACCAATAATTCCAGTTACACCAAAGATTGATATTGCACTTGGTGGTGGCGTTCCAGAGGGCAGTCTTTTCATCATGACAGGACCAGAAAAGATTGGTAAAACCGTTCATGCTTTACAGTTTTGTAAAAATGCACAGAAAGCTAAAATAGAAGGCGATCAAAAACGCAAGGTCTACTACGGGAACATTGAGGGTAGGCTAAAGAAAAGAGACTTGGAAGGAATCAGGGGATTGCAATTTGATGCAGACAACTTAAAAATTGTAGGCTCAACGAAAGGCAACATTCTGTCTGGAGAAAAATATCTCGCTATCTTTGACCAAATCATTCACAACGAGCCTCATGCTGTTTGTGTGATTGACTCTTTTTCTGCACTTGCCGCAGAGTCAGAACTTTCTGGCGACATTACAGACGTACAGGTAGCTGCCATGAACAGATACCTTGCTAAATTTACCCGTAGATTTGCAAATGTGCTGCCAATCAATAGGGTTACTCTGGTTGGCATTACTCACCTAATGGCTAATATCCAAAAGTTTGGTGCAGGTAAAAGTAAGGTAGAGAAGTCAGGCAGTGCTTTGAAGTATGCTCAAGACGTAAAGCTATGGGCTACTCACAAGCAACCTCTCATGCAAGGTGAAACTCAGATTGGTCAAAAGGTCAACTGGGTTGTAGAAAACTCTGCTATCGGTGCTCCGGGACAAAAAGTTACGAGTATAATTAAGTATGGACACGGTATCTGGAATGAATATGAATTGGCTGAATTGGCTAAGGATTATGGATTGGTAGAAGGAAAGACTTGGCTTACTCTGCCAAATGGTGAGAAGGTTCAAGGTATGTCTAACTTTGCAACTTATCTAGAAAATAACCCAGAATACTATGATGAATTAAGGCAGCAGGTATTCGAGATGGTAGGTATGGCATGAAAGTAAGAGATTTACATGGAAATGTAAGTACTTGGAAGCCAACTGGAGATATTGTTACTGCGAGCGATTCTAGACGTAGATCAAAACTCCACACTGAGGCTAGGAAGATTCTTTACGAGTTGTTTCCGACAATGCGTATTCTTGAAGAAGTTCCTATCAAACCAAGAAGTAAGACTCAATATCTAGACTTCTTTATTAATAATATTAAATTAGCTGTGGAAGTTCATGGTCAACAGCATTATAAGTTTAATACTATGTACCATGCTTCCGCACAGGACTTTCTAAATCAGAGAAAGAATGATACCGACAAAAGAGACTGGTGTGAAACAAACAATATCACCCTTATTGAACTACCATATGATAAAAAGGTTGAGGAATGGAAAGAGATAATTCAATCGCGTTAGGACAAATGGAAAAGCTGGACGCAGCATTAGACGAATATGAAACTAAAGTTGGTTTGTCTGGCTTCTCTGAGACGCACGAGCATGAGAGCGAAGTCAAAAAATACATGTCAATGTCTAGAGAACAAATGGAGAGATTAAGTCTTGAAGATTGTGCTCAAGCGGCTATCTTGCTTGCAGGATTTTCTTTTCATTTGCAGAGATGTTTTAATAGAGAGACTGCCAGAGCAAAGTGGGCAGCTAACAAAATCAAATCCTTGATCTCAGGCAAAGAGGCTCAGTATAGAGGTTCGTGGGACAGTCAATATGCACAGGCTGTTAATGAAAACTCTCATACGAAAGATTTATTAAGATTAAAAAACTATGCAGAACAGCGAGCGGAAAGGCTAACATACTTGGCTACTTCTGTAAAAAATGTAGGAGACTTGTTCGTAAATCTGCAAAGGGCAAAGGTGATGAAATGAATAAGAAAAAACTAATAGCAAAGTTATTAGATAAATTAAGTGAAGAAGATTTGATGGAACTTCTTGGTGATGAACCAGAGCAAGAAGAAGAGCAACAGACCTTCAATACCCACATCCATTCTACAAGATCTGATGGCTCTAACAGCAATAGAAGAAAAGGTAGAGGACAATCCAAGAGCAAGGCTAACGCTAGAAATAAAAAGAGAAAATCTAAAAGAGGTGGGAAATCTAGAGGATCTAGAGGTAAATCTTGTAGGGTTCTTCCTATAGATACAGATTCTCCAAGGGTCAATAAATTTGAAGAAATGATCGGTTCTGCCAATCTCGATGCAAATGAGCAAGTAGAATTGAGTAAGGCATCGCAAGAAGATGAGGAAGCTAGAAGCAAAAGACTTAACTTTAAAAAGCCTTCTAGAAGTTCTTCTTTGATAGATGTCGATTGTTGTGTGTGTGGAGATGAATATGAAATATCAGCCACACTTGTTTCAAACCCTGATCGTTGGAAATGTAACGCTTGTTCTACTCAAGCAGGATGGTAATTAAATGATTTTAGCTGATCCAGCAGCAGAGAGAGCCGTACTAGCAGGTCTTTGCAGACATGGCTCTGAAGCATTTTTTGATGTTGCTGACATTGTAGACGCGAACACCTTTACTATTGATTCTAACTCTATAATCTTTAGTTGCGTTAGAAGGCTGTTTGAAGAAGATGACTCAAGAAAAATTGATGTACCCTCAATCCTTTCTTCTGCCAAGGAGATTGGTCTTGCAGATTTCTTCAACAATAAGAATGAAATATCACATCTAAATGCAATTATGAAGTTTCCTGTTCTCTTTGAGAACGTAAGAAAGTTTGCTGCAAAAGCAAGGAAGCTACAGATCGCAAGAATGATGGTGGATCAGCTTGATGATACCAAAGAAAAGTATATGCAACTCAAGGGAGATGAATCTGTATCTCACATTCTTGGACTTGCAGAAGAATCTATCTTTGACTTTACCTCTCTTCTAAACGACCATGACGATGCACCAGAACTTTTGTTCGGTGACTTGGATGAGTATCTAGAAGAAAGATCAGAGAATCAAATCGACCAGATCGGTATCGCTACTGGTTTTACAAAGTACGACTTTGCAATCGGTGGTGGACTAAGAAAAGGAACTGTGAATGTCATTGGTGCTAGAACCAAGGTTGGTAAGAGCTTGATTGGCCTTAATATGGGTGCTGACATAGCAAACCGTGACATTCCTGTTCTTTATCTTGATACAGAAATGACAAGGAAAGACCAGCAAAACCGTGGTGGATCTATGATTTCATACGGAACTACTGGTAAGTCAACTATCAATGATATTGAAACTGGACAATTTGCCAACAATGACTTTAGAAAAAATTCTCTCATGGAGTTGGCACAACAGAAAAAGAATATTCCTTTCTATCATAAGAATATTGGTGGAAAGCCGTTTGAAGATCAAATCTCAATCATGCGGCGTTGGCTTGCAAAAGTCGTTGGTCTAAACGATCAAGGCAAAGCGAATGACTGTGTGATTGTGTATGATTACGTCAAACTTATGGAAGCATCTGAGCTTGCAAAAAGCGACCTAAAAGAATTTCAGCTTCTAGGTTTCATGATGACTTCGCTTCACAACTTCGCACTTAGATATGAAGTACCAATCCTTTCTTTTATTCAGCTTAACAGGGATGGTATCAACAAAGAATCAACCGATGCAGCTAGTGGTTCTGATAGAATCATGTGGCTATGTTCTAATTTTACAATTTATAAGCAAAAATCTGATGAAGAGATTGCACAAGATGGTCCTGAGAATGGAAACCGAAAACTAGTTCCTATTATCGCTAGGCATGGCGAGGGTTTGGATGACGGTGACTATATCAATGTTCTCATGAAAGGTGCTTACGCAAAGCTCATCGAAGGACAAACAGCTTATGAGTTAGCAGAAGGTGGTTCTTATACAGAAGGTGAAGTTGATGACGAAGAAGACGTGGCTTTCTAAGTATAAAGATCAAGCAAAGATAAATGAACTAACAGAAGTTGTCTTAGATAATCTTGAAGATATTTATGACTACTTTGATGTTGAACACCATAGAGGTCAGAAAGTTTATTTCTCTGAATGTTTTATTCACGGTGGCGATAATAGAACAGCACTGAATCTTTATTATGACGCAGACTACAGAGTTCACTACAAGTGTAGAACTCATGGCTGTGAAGCACATTTTGGGACATCTTTGCTGAGTATGATTCGTGGAGGTCTTTCCAGAATCAAACACGACTGGAGCGTTCCCGGAGATAAAACAGTATCTTTTGATGAGACTATTGAGTTTCTTCTAGATAGATATAATTTAGATTTTAACGGTCTAAAAGGTCAAGCGATTGACACTGGAAATCATGAGTTTAACAAGATGGTTTCTGGGCTATCTGGAGGAAAGGTTCGTGGAACAATCACAAGAGACTTTTATAGAGAGAGAGTTGAGATTCCTTCTCAATACTATATGCAAAGAGGATATGGTATAGAAGTGTTGGATGATTATGATATTGGTACTTGTAAGACTTATGGCAAGCCAATGTTTAATCGTGCTGTCGTTCCTGTGTATGACGATGTGGGTGAAACTATCATTGGATTTACTGGCAGAAGTGTGTTTGAACAATGCGATAAATGTAAGTCATATCATGATCCAAAAAAAGACTGTCATTTTTTTCCAAAATGGAGGCATACAAAAGGCTTCGAAAAGGAAAAAGCATTGTATAATTATCATAAGGCAAAAGATCATGTCATATCTAGCGGTGTGATAATATTGGTTGAGTCGCCCGGAAATGTTTGGAGGCTTGAGGAATCGGGTGTCCATAATTCTGTTGCCTTGTTCGGAACGTCCCTAAATCCACCCCAGAGACATCTTATAGATGAATCGGGTGCTTTAACAGTTGTTATTATCATGGACAATGATGAAAATCAAGCCGGACAAGAAGCAGCAGAAAAGATTAGAGAGCA